ACCCATTGGAATACTAGGGATTTAACCGGTATTAAATTTTCATTAGTTTTTTATAGTCATCGCGAGATAATCCGCGCTAGGCAAAAAGAATTAGCATCTATTTCTTCACTAAATGAGACGCATCCACCCGCGCTGCCAACCCACCCATAACGGCGCTATATACACGCGCTTGCGCCCATTGCTCCGGCGATTTAACAGTAGGGCGCACCACTGACCTATTCGTTTTATACGCCCCTACTCCTTTAGAAAATATGGTATCTAATCCGGACTTTCTATATCCCGTGATTTTTGATATTTCTGCTATACTATGGGGTTCATCTTTCGGGAATCCATATTTTTTATTAAATCTGTTTTTATAGGTATAGACCATTATATCATATTATGATATAATAATCATGGGCGGTTGCTTTAAAAGATTCTTAGATTGGATAAATAGAAATAATATACCAGAAAGTCAAGATTCATTGATTAGAGATTTAAACACAATAGGCATATTGCCGGCGGAATAATTTAGCACCATAAGATATAAAGATGCCACCACCTAAAGGACGCCCATTAACATGGTTGGGACCATATAACGATTTTAGAGAAAAATGGCAAGAGCACTATGGACATACATCATTTTTCGGAGATACAAAACCAGACCATATAAGAGATTGGCATACAGTCAGGGATGGAATAGACCCACGCGCGGCATCTGCTATTGAACGGCGTTTAGATAGCGAAATGTCTAAGGCGGAATTTGACAAAGTATTGCGTAATGAAAGGGTTAAAGGCAATATGGCGCGCTTGCGCGCCGATAGAAAGGCGGCGGCAAATTTTGCCTAATTGAATGATATGATTACTAAATACTCGTATCATTGTGCAGCGTGTCAAAACCCGCATCTACATGCGACTACCACCGCCATAAACACTAAATCCGGAGAATGCCGGTTCTTCTTTTTGACCGCCACCCATTGCTACTGATGCTAATGATGGTTCTACTGATTCGCCGAATTTATACACGGTTTTACCATATGGCGTTTTGGTATATTGAGTTGATGGAAATCCAAATCCTAAATTTTCTGATGGACTAAATTCAGCGCCACTTGAGGCATATCCTTCACTACCACTTGACGATTCTACTTCTACCCTTTCGGGTTTAGATTTTTTTCTTGCTATTGGGCGCTCATTATTTAATCCTAATTCAACCGGTTTATTTGTATTAATAGGAGCGCGAAATACATTATTCACCGTGGCACTATCATTCGCGGGAGTATTTGAATATAATGCCGGAGCACGACTAGACACGGGCATACTGCGAATCGCCTTACTGATTTCATCCAATAGTCCTATTGTTCTATTATCGCTATATTGCTGGGGTATATATGATGGCATCCCGCCCCCGCCACTACCCCCACTACTTTGGACGGTGACTTTTACATTCTGTTTAACTATTTGCTTCTGCTTCTGCTTCTGTTTAGGTTTTTGCTTGGGTTTCTTAACCTTCTTCGGTGGCATGCTATAATCTAATAAAACATTATTTGTTGCTGCGGCGGCGCTTTATATGCTGGCGCTTTAGTCTTCTTTTCGCGTTTTACATAAACGATTTCTTCTTCTTCACTACTTGATTCTTCTACATATCTGACTACCTTCTTCTTTGGTTTTTTAACAACTATTGGTTCTGGGGGTTCGTCTGCTTTGACTTTTTCTACTACTTTTTTTTGCACAACCACTACACGGGATGGTTTTGCTTTAGGGACGACAATAGGCGGGGTAGGCGGCGCTTCTTCTTCACCTTCGCTTAGTTCTGCCATTGCTAAATCAATCTCTTTCAATAGTTTAGCATCCCGTTCTGCCGATTTAGTTGCTTTTTTTGCTATTGCTTCGCGTAGCATAACGGTCTTAGCATCTGCCTTTGCCTTATTCAATTCTTGTAGTTTAGCGCGACCTGCTGCTAAACCTGCTAACGCTTTTTCATTCATGGGTTTTTTAGATAATTGAATTGATACTTCGTTGTCTTCTTTAGGAGGGTTCATCTATAAATATCCTAGATATAAAAATCTATGGTTTTTGATAAACAGGTTGTTTAAAAATATAGAAAAATGTATTTGGAATATGTATAGATGACCGACTCTCAAATAAAACACGAAATCAAGAATCTAATGAAAATTGGATTGCCGGAGGATATGGCACTTTTAGTAGCGAGCGCCAAATACAATAAACCTGAAATGGCGGAGGATGTGCTACAGGAGCAAATAGAGCAAAATGACATATTGGCGCAATCGCTTGAGTATTTCAAACCCATGGAAATACACGATCCTATTGGCGAGGCAACCCCCGTGTCTAAACAAAATATGTTTTATGACATAAGCGAGTGGAATGGCAAAATAACGCCATTAGAAATAACAGAAAATGGAGGGGCGCATCCTACTTGCGTGACTATAAACTGTGGTGATGGTTTAGCAAATGGGACTACCATTTTTGAAACCATGACAACGATATTGGAGGTTGAAAAATCTTCTAATGATATTACAAATGATACGGACGAAATCGCGAATATTTAATATAAGTAGCGCTAATGCCACTAATACTACTTACAAAAGTGATGTTACAGTTCAATTGCCCGACTTGAGTTTTCATAATACAAATATTCAAAATGCTTATTTATCGGTTCTGCACGCCGAGGTATGTAATTCAATGTATATTGTGAGATATACCAATGATGTATTTGTTTTAGACGGCGTGTCATACACAATAACGCGCGGTAATTATAATGTGACTAATTTCATGACACAGGTGCTATCACAAATACCCGCTGGATATGCTATGACATATAGCGCTATTACATCGCGAATTACTATGACACATACTACTACTGATTTTACTATCAATGCTGATTCGGCGCTATCAACTATAAACACCATAATGGGATTAGGATCGTCCGCCTTAACTAGCGCAAGTCTAACGCTTACATTCCCTTTTGTAGTGAATTTTCTACCTATTCCGCGCTTAAACTTTAGGTCGTCTTATTTCAAAACTGGCAACTTTAATAGCGCCGATGGTAGTAGCGATGTATTTCTCTGCCTACAAAATAATGCGGGTCAAAATGCCGTAATCAATTATGTGAATCAAACTGTATCGCGATATTTGATTGAGGATAAGAATATTACCCAATTTAATATTCGCGTCACCGATGAGCAAAATCAACTAATTAATTTCAATAATGTGGATTGGTTTATGAGTTTTCAGATTGATATTGAATATTTAGAAGAACCTAAGAATACTGCCCCGTCCTTTAGCAATGTTTTACGAAAAGCACAATAAACATGGTTTGTTATATTATAATACACAATGTCTTCTAATGCCTTTCCTTCGTCTGCTATGGGTCTTCCTAATGCCCTCAAATATGATTTGCCCCCGTCTTTGTCTGATAGTGCCCGTGCCTATAGTGTAAATGTTGCCCCTGATGGTATTACTACCGTCACTGCGCCTAATACATTTTTGGCATTCACTGCTACGAGCGCTGTAGCACAGGCGGCATTTACTAGTCAAAATGTGTCATTTACTATCCCATCCGGTATGTCTGATTCCGTTTTCATGGATACTATGAATACCACATTGTCTTTCTCTTTGGTCTATACCACAACTGCCACCGCTGCCGTTGTTACTGGTCGTGCTAAGTTGTTGTCATCCGCTGCGTCATTCTTTGATGCCCTACAATTATATAGCAACAATACCCCTATTGAAACGATTAATCAGTATGGTCTCTTACAGCATTTCCTCCTACAAAATACCGTTAGTCAATCTGAGCGTTTTGGCGGTATTAGTATTGCTATGGGCGCTGATAATAACTCGGCAAATGGTATTGATATTCCCTTTACCGGCGCATCTACCACATACAAATTGAGTTTCTGTATTCCCCTTATTTCGGTTATTGGTCTCTCAACCGATAAGTTTTTCCCCATTGGTTCGGTAAATAATTTACAACTTGTCATGACTACTGCCGCATTATGCCCGATTGTTACCGGCGATTGTTCGGCATTCACTACATCTCCTACCTTCAGTTCCGTTGTCCTATCTGATTTCCGCCTCAACATGAAATACATAGATGTCGGCGATTCTGCCGCTGCTATGCTTAGGCAAACCCTTCAGGATGGCAAATGGTTTATCAAATCTTCTACCTACACTAACTCTGCCGTGACTATCGGCAACGGTAGTTCGGGCGCGCAACAGTTATTACTTCAAATTAGAAATAGTTCCGTTAAATCCGTCTATCATCAGTTCGGCATAAATATTTCTGCCGTTAGTCCTAATGGTGCCTATGATGCTATTAATATTGGTACTAACTTGCGTCAATTACAGGTAGGAGGGTCATTCTATCCTAATTACCCAATTAATGATAATCAGCGCCCTGCAGAGGGGTATTGTTATTTGATACAAGCATTAGGCGGATCTATTCCCAAATCATTCGGCACGGTTGTTGATAGATTCATGTATTCTTCCGTTGGTGGTATTGCTTCCGTTGCTGCTGGTAGTGAAAATTGCTTGGTTATTCCCACAGTAGCGTCATCAGTCGTCGTTAGAGTGCCTCCTACTGGTGCTGTGCCTACTACTAACGTATCTGTCCTTGATTTCCCCTCATCTGCCTTTTACGGATATGATTTAGAAAAATCATCGGGTATCCTATTTCAGGGTGTCAATACCCGTGCTAGTCCCCCGTTCCTTAATCTTAACTTGGGTTCTACCTTAACTGCTGCCGTTAATTGTCAATCATGGGGTTATTCGGATGTAGTGTTGGTTATTGACTATGAGAGTAAGCAATGCACGGCATTCATCTAAATGTAGTAGTGATCATATAGGTCTCATCGTTTTCATCATTTGGGCGATTGGGCGTTAGGGTGTTGGCGATGAGTTGGCAACCTTGTTTAATAAATGGATTTTAAATGTAGGTTATCATTATTATCCCTTTTATCATACTAGGATAACATTGATAACTTGGATAACCTACATCCATTTTCAAAATAATTTAACCTTTCTCAAATCATCATAAACACCCAAACACCCAAACACCTAAAATAAATAGAAACTGATGAAAATGATGAGTATTATTGTTGGATTAAACAATTAACTTAATATTTTATAGTTTAAACAGTGAAACTATAGCAAATTTTGTTTAACTTAACAATAAAATTAATTTTATTTATATTCTAAGCAATTTAACTTAATAATTTGTTGTTTAACCACTATTATTTTAGGATAATTGTTTAACTTAACAATTAACCGATTAAATTCTTATGAAAATGTATCATGATATTTTATAATGGTTTTTAAAAACAAAGAAGATAGAAATGAATATCAAAAAAACTATTACGCAAATAATAAATATCTACTACGCGCAAAAGCAAATGTAGCATATTCAAAATTTAAAAAGAAAACTGGCACTACTACGCTTGTAACGCGTCGCATAGAGAATGATTTAGCGGAGAATGAAAGGCGCGCTAATGAATTTCGCGAACTATTATCTCGCGCTAATTCAAATAACAATGCCAATACAGTTGCTGACAAACCCCGAACCGAATCTAAAGAAACCTAAATTCTTGGTAGATGGCAAACTACATGACAAACTAGATGATTACGAAATTACGAAATTAATGAATAGGCATAACTTTACACTATTCTTAGGAAAGGCAGGTAGTGGCAAATCCACGCTATTAGTGTCGCTCTTACAAACCCCCGCCCTATTTAAAAAGGTATATCACACGATCATCTTATTCTGTCCTCCAAATAGCAGGGCATCTATTAAAAATGATTTCTGGTCGGTATTGCCCGAAGAACAAATATACGATGAACTTAATATTGAAAATTTACAGGAGGCATATCAAATAGCAGAGGCAAACGCGAGCGAAGGATTTAGAACACTTATCGTCTTAGATGATGTGCAGAAAAACCTAAAGGGTGATAGTGAAAAATTACTATTACATATGGTTAATAACAGGCGCCATGCCGCCCTAAGTATTTGGTTATGTTGTCAAACATTTAAAAGCATACCGCGGCAGGTGAGGCAGGGTTTAACCGATATGTTTGTATTTAAAGTAAATAAGAATGAAACCGCCAATATATTTGATGAAATACTTGAACTACCGCCTGATGTATTTACAGATATTCAAAAAATTCTATTCAAGAAGGCACATGATTTTTTCTATATCAACACGGCATCACAGCGAATTTTCTATAACTGGGACGAAATAATTGTCGTTGAATAAGTTATATAAACGAATGAGTGGAGCAAAAAAATTCTTTCAAAAACTAGGAAGCGATACTAAAAAATTCTTTTCTAAGGGAGGCGCAGCAGATGTTGGACTTAGAAAATTCGGTAATACACTTTCAAAAGTCGGCGGTGTAGCGCAGAAATTAGCGCCGTTAGCGTTGGCAGTTGCACCCGAATTTGCTGTCCCTTTAATGGCAGGTGGTGCTTTAGCGAAGATTGGCGGTAAGACCGCTTTGGGAATTAGAAAAGGTGCTAGAAAGGGAGGCGACATAGTTCAGAAAACGGAGAATATAGTTGGCGCAGTTAAATCAGGTATTGAGGCGGCAAAACCCGAAGCGGCACAATTAGGTGTTAATTTTGCCTAATCATTATTTAATCATTAGGACTAATGAATTATTTATTTCTATTCTAGTATTATAGAAATCAATGCAAGTAGGACAATACAGACCGGATATTTTAAATAATAAAGCATCGTCAAAAACATCATTTAGTGTTGTATGCGATATTTTTAATACAACATCATTTAGTGGGACGCAATTCAATCCTACATTTAACTTGGATTTAAAACAGATAGTCAAGGATATTAAATTATTAGAACGCCCATACAAAGTGTCATTCTCATATCGCATGGAGGCGGGACTCGCTGCTACATCAACATTATGTATTATTGCTGCCACTACTCCATATCCGCTTTATTCTCTTAGTGTGGATTTTAAAAAAGGATATTCTATTTACCATCAGGCGCAACCTAAACCATTTTTTGGAAATCTAAATGTGGAAGTAATAATCAATGCCGCCACGCCAACCGCATCTAGACTAAGTGCCGCACATCAGGATAATCCGGCAATGTATTTAGATAATTTATTAGGAGTTGATTCAGTCCAATTAGCAACTCTTATTAACTCAACTGGCGGAGTATTTAACGCTGCCAATGACGCAACTATCAACGGCGTAACCAAATATGTGGTTTATTTACAATTTGATGAATGCTAAGTTGATCCATTAGGCATATTGTATGTATAAAATATATCCATATAATATAGTAAATGAGTGAAAGCAACTACGGATTTGAACCTACTTTAGATGGACTTAATACAATTAACGCCGATTCATCTACCGTTTCAAATATTGTATGTGATACAATTCAAATTAATGTAAGCGGGACTGCGCCTACAATGCCGCCATTAAATAATACAACTAATATTGCCACTACTGCTTTTGTAACTGCTGCTACAAGCGGATTCATGGATTTAACTTCTACTCAAACTGCTACGGGTGAAAAATCTTTCACTAATGCCAACACATATATTAGTGGTAATATTAAACCAAATAGCGTAAGCACTCATTCAATTCAATTACAGAATGGAACTTTTATGTTTTTTGATGCGGAAAATATGGCATTTACGACTACAGCGAGTCTTAGTTTTTCTGCCGCGGCATTTTGGACGGCATTTTGTGAAAACAACTATTATTTTCAAAAGAGTGGAATAGGGAATACTGTAATTATTCAAGATAATGGAGGCGTAGGAAACGGACAACTGTATTTACATGCTTCTAATGGAGGACCGAATTACATTGAATCATATGAAAACTTACAATTAAATACCGCTGCTGCCAAAGATATACTACTTCAATCTGGAAATGATATTTACATTATACCCGCCTCTACCGCGACAACATATATTTCAACTATCGCAAGTGGAAATTCGCCTATTATAATTGGTAGTAGCGTATCAACTACTCAAACGGCAACCCATAATGCTATTACAACATTTACAAAAATCCCATCATGCGCGGTTGCGCCTACATCTGGGGATCATCTATGTAATAAAACATATGTGGATAGTTTGAGTGTGGGGTCTGTGACAATAGGCGGAACAAACGCATTTACAGGATTTAATAGTTTTGATACTAATTTGCCAACTTCTACAGTGACGCCGACTACTGGCACAGAACTAACCACAAAAACCTATGTAGATGGTGCAATAACATCAAGTAGTATTTTAGGAACCGCTAACGCTTTCACAAATACAAACACTTTCAATAGTTTCTTACCAACTTCTACAGTGACGCCAACTACCGCCACGCAATTAACTACAAAAACCTATGTGGATAGCGCAATAACATCAAGTAGCATCTTAGGAACCGCTAACGCTTTCACAAATACAAACACTTTCAATAGTTTCTTACCAACTTCTACAGTGACGCCGACTACCTCCGCTCAACTAACCACAAAAACCTATGTGGATGGCGCAATTACAACAGCGGCAACTGGATATGCCAAATTAGCATCCGCAAACGCTTTTACAGCAACTAACACTTTTACAAATACGCATGATATTAATATAACTGGCGGCGCAACTACAACTATAGGAAACGAGTCGGCATCATTACCCATAGTTAATATTAATGGAACTATAAATATAAATGGGGGTGCAACAAATGTAAGAAACACAAATATAGGAAATTTGACCGGCGTGACGACGGTTACGGGACAGGCAACTTTCTTAGATAATACTCAATTAGGAAGCACATCGGCAGATTTTATAGTCCCCAATGGCACATTAACAAAACCGTTTATTATTGGCACATACGCATCGCAATCAAGTTTTAGTTTGGCATCTATAACGCCTGTTACAACTTATTTGGGCGGAACAATACAAACAAGCGCATCTTATGGTGCTGTCCCATCTGGAAGTTTTAAATATCTTATGGTGTCTATTGCGCCATATAATTCTTCGGGCGGAATAGCGCTAACCGCGGGCACATATATGTTTTGGATTGGTATTAATTTTGAGGACTCATCGGCATTTGCTATGACTGATTTAAGATTGGGAATAAGTAATAGTAGCGCTTTAACATCAGGATCTACTGAAGCAACAATTATAGCGTCATTACCTAATTTGACATGCTACTTTCATAAAACGGACGCAGCAGATGCCGCTGGTAGTGACACCGAACAGCGTGTATTAAGCGGGTGTTTTAATTTAACCGCCGCTACAACAATGTATCCATTCTATGGTGCTAATCATGCCGCAGTAACTATGGATACGATTTCATGTGATGTTGTTATAACAAAAATCGGCAGCGCATAATAAATATCTATCGTTAGATAATAATAATGTCTGGAAACTTCGCATATATCATGCCAAAAAATGGACTAGCGCGGGACGCGCGAATAAACAAATTAGTTGATAAGGTAATTTGTAAAGTAGGCGAAATACCAAATATGCAGGACTATCGCGGAAATATGGAACTACTGAAAATGATATGCGTGATGTTGGAACATGCTATTGATAATAAAAAAGAAAAAATCAAAATAGACAAACGAGATATTGTATATCGCGTATATTCACGCTTATATGCCGGAATTAAACCGGATGAATTAAAGACTTTAGAGGCAAACATTATGTATCTATGGGAAAACGGACAGATTAAGAAAAAAGGTATGTGGTCTATTGTCAAGCATTCAGTATGCGATTGGGTAGAACGAAAGATTTTAAACTAATTGAGTCGGGCGCAGATTGGGTATATGATCGTATTTGGGATTATTTAGTGGGAAAATTTCTAAAAACAATTAATGCGTCGCGCGCCGTAGTAAGTGCCATTACCACTATTATGTCATTAGACGCTATGATGGTAATACGCCTATTGCTAAGTCACTATGGATTAGGACATATATTGAAATGGATATGGTGGATAGGATTTTTATAGTTTCTGATATGTATAGTAGCATGGATTGTATTTGTGGAAAAAAATATACGAATTCTAATAAATGCCGGCATTTTAGAACAGCGCATCATCAGCAATACATCAGACAAATAGATCAAAATTTCGTAGATAGATTAGATAGAGAAATGAACGAATTAATACTAACTGAAATTAGGCGCAAAATAACTAACTATCAGTGGGCGAGAACCATGGAGCAAAAAAATTGATGGGGATTTTGAAATGACGAATCAGGGATAAAAATATACAGAACACTTACTACAATGTCAAAAATTATTATTGAGGAATACAAAAGAAATGCCAAAACTGGCAATTTTGATACGAAAATGACTAACTTTCGTATTAAATCATTAGCAAAGCGAAATAAATTTTACTATAACGCGATTGTCGGAGTATTTAAACCCGCGAATATTCTAAATGATAATGGTGTTAGGAAAATCATATTAGCAAAACAAATTATAGGAAAACGCGAAAAAATTATAGGATTCATCATATTTAGTCCCACAGGATTATGGGGAAATAGAAGCAGGTGTATGAGTTGCGAGATAGATTACTGGATGGTAGATGAAAAATTTAGAGGTCAAGGTATTGGCAAGAAATTATATGATGCGGTCATAGATGAAGTGAAAGAGTATTCAATTCATAATATGTCTGTTTTATTTGACGGTCGTGATGAAAATCTTAGAAAAATGTATGCCGCCATGGGATATGTCCGAATAGATTCATATCGCGGTGTCAAAACCGAATTAGAAGAACAGATGCGTAGCAGCGAACATTTAATTAGATGGTGGAAAATAGTTTATGATAATATGTATTTTGGAGAACAATTAGTCAAATTAGTATATTAAAATTATCTATACACAGTCCTATCAAAATCCATACAGTTTTTTTTTACTTTATTCGTAAAAACAACTATAAAAGACATACCAAACCACTCCCATACTTTCATCATGCTTATTTTTGACAAATAGTATCCGGCATTATTCATTAATTCAATTCGCTTAGCAGTCAAATTGTGCATACCAATCAAATAACTAATAGTGTGCGGTTTTAATTCAATAGATTTTTTTAGGACTTTGTCTAAAATAGAATACGGCGGATTTGAAATAATTATATCGGTTTTTTCGGCATAGTCAAAAAAATCTAAACCCATGGCAATTTCAGTATATTTGTGAGTGTTGTTAGGGAACATCTCCATGGCAGTATTGTAATAATTGCCACTACCAAAAAAAGGGTCTAATATAACATCATTAGCGCTAATGTATTCGCTAATTATATTATAATGTTGTCTAACAAGAGTAATCGGCGTATAGAATACATCATTTGATTTAGATCGCTTTTTGATTGAATCGGCAGTATTAGATTTCATATATACAATATGAAATATAGTTTTTCGGAGGCGTCAAAAAATTGATGGGGTGAAAAAATTGATGCGAAAGTCCATCCAGTGAGTGAGAGACAAAAATATACAGAACAGTTACTACAATGTCATCCACTATCCAATCAGAGAAATACAATATATATACGACAATCGTAAGAGGAATCGTATGTAAAAAATGCGGCGTTACATTACCAGATATGCTAATGTGCGAACATCTTGATATTACAAATCCTAAAAACAAAATGTGCGGTTGTATCAAATCAGAATCTGCCAAAAAAATTGATGCGAATTCTTGCCCGATGCCAGAAAGACAAAACAATATACAATCAGTTACAATGAATACCACCACTATCACCAAATCAAAGAAAGTTTGCGTATGCTCAGCATGCGGTAAGACAGGACATAGAAAGTCTAATGAGAAATTTCATCCTATTGTGCCAAAGGTAGAAGATTTACAAGATGAACAAGATTTAATTATTATCAAGAGTAGCGCGCCAACGCCCATACCAGCGCCCGTATTTCTACCCAGAAAACACAGAGGCGAGTGTGGATTAGAAAACGGCGAAATACATTTTCCTCTATTGAGAATGGGTTGTAGCGAAGATGCCAAAGGAATAGTTATGACAATTACTATCCCGCTACGACCAATAATTGATAAGGCATTCTTTGAAGATTTTGCCAAAATTATGAGAAAATATCCTATGTTTGATTGGAGTGCTATGTCATTCATGCGAAATATCATTCATCCAAATAGAGAACATATCAAAAGAACAATGAACTTAGACGATCAATACATGGAGAGAGTTATGGAGGACACCTATGTTGTCATCAATCAATGGTATAAATCCATTGGAGAAGAGACTTATGATAAATTAGGAAATCTTGAATATAATCCAGCAAATCACGCTACATTCTTTACTTGCCGACACTGTGATTATTAAATTTTATATACAAACATACAAGGGGGTTTTTTTTCATAACAATACAATTTGAAAGTATTTAAATGTATTTAGTAATTATATCTAAAAGAATGCCATCTACCCCCGCCCAACTACGCGCCGCTAAAAAATGGAGAGAAAATAATAGAGAAGTTGCCTTATCAAGTGTGTATAAATGGAGAGAAGAAAACGGCGATAAGCATCGCGAATATGCCAGAAAGAGTATGGCAAAAAATTACCTATGGAAATGCGCCATTAAAGAACTCAATATGTGTCTAATTGACTAAGTGATCCAATAGCGCTATTGGATTAGCGCTATTTTATCTAATTAACTAATATAATGAAAATACAAAAATCTACAAGGATAGGAAAGAGATTCATGGTAACATTCTCAAATGGCAAGACTATACATTTTGGCGCTGCTAATGGAAAAACCTACATAGACCATGGTGATAAGAAAAAGCGAGAAGCGTATTTAGCAAGGCATAAGGTAAATGAAAATTGGAGTAATCCATATAGCGCCGGTGCATTAGCGAGATTTTTGCTATGGGGAGATTCTACCTCATTAGAGGCAAATCATCAGGCATTTATGCGAAAATTCGGTGTTAATTGAAAGAAATAGGAACTCCAAAAATTGATGGGGTGAAAAAATTGATGCGAATCCCCGCCCGATGATGGAGAGACAAAAATATACAGAACATTATAAAATGAACGCTCAATACAACTGGATTGATATTATGGAAAATCACTTATTTGATTTCGTCGCCGATGTTAGACGAGAAATAGACCATGGCGAACTTATTGAAACTTGGTTTGACAGTGGAGACAACGATTTAGATGGTAGGCAAAAGGAGTTTTGGATTGTATTAAAACAAATGAGAGATACTGATGACACAAAACATTATACCTCAACGGTTATGTGTCTGTTAATGTTTTTAGAAGAAATATATGACGAGGACAGCGGTGTATTATTATCAAATATGGAATCTGATAGTGAAGAAGAAGATAGTGAGGAAGAAGAATATGATGACAGTAATGATGTTTTGCCAAAAGATTGCGTAGATGGTTGGATAGGAGACCCCGATGCGCCCGATGCCGAACCTACAGAATGCCCGATTTGTTATGAGACGCAATCGTGCTATTCGCCATTAGATTGGAATTCTAATGCTAGATGCTGTCATAAATTATGCGTCGGGTGTATTTTAAAATTAACACACAGTGATAATCATAAATGTCCTCAATGTAGAAGAAATATACACCGATGGTTAAGTTTCGTGGAATATGTTTTTGTGACTACATTCGTGGCGCCCCCGAAAATTGAATGAAATTTGGCGGCGATAATTCAAGGATAAAAATATACAAAACAGTTATACAATGGCGGGATTTCATAATAAAACATTTATAGAACACGACGATTATATGACGCCTAAGTATGCGTGGGATAATATAAAACATTTAATACCAAAAGATAAGAAAATATGGGAGGCATTCTATGGCGATGGTAAAAGCGGGACTTATTTAACAGAATTAGGATTTGATGTTATACATGATGATAGTGATTTCTTTGAAAGCAATAAAGGAGACATTGTGGTAAGCAATCCGCCATTTTCTAAGATAAAAGAAGTATTAAAAAGATTGAAAGAATTAGAAAAACCATTCATTTTGATATTGCCAAGTAGCAAAATCAATACTCAATATGTCAGAGAAAATTATAAAAATCAGGGACTACAAATTATTATACCGCCTAAGAGAATACAATTTGTAAAAAATGGCAATGAACTACAAAATAAATGTAATTTTGACTGTTTCTATTATTGCTACAAACTTGGACTACCTCGCGATATAATTTGGTTAGAATAGGGCGCTCCGCGCCCCCGAAAAATTGATTCAAAAAAACAATTCATTTGAAAATGACACGAAAACGATATCTTTAGTAATATTATACCCCATGGAAAAAATCAGAATCTCATACACCGATGAAAACGCCAACGAACATAAAATCCGTATATTGCCGGAACAAATGCCATATTATAAAAGATGGCGCGAAATAAAACAAGAAATAGATTCAGGTAAGTGGAAAGGCGAAAATAGAGAAAAGGCATATGCCGCCATGGAGAAATGCGTTAAGTTATTTACTTATCAAAAAACCAAGGACGAACCCGTAATATGTGATTGCGGATTATCTATTATGAGGTGTCATATGGCAAGGCATAAAAATACAGCAAAACATGCCAAGCAATTAGAAGCGGTAAATATAGAAGAAAAACCTAAAGAACCGATTCAAATAGCAGACACAGATAAGATTTGTGAATGCGGACAAGTGGTATCAAAAGCAAATTATGCGAGGCACATAGATGGCAATCGTCATGCCAAATATATGGAAACTAAGAAATAATAAGAAAATGTATGTTTTTTTTACTATTTGACACTCTAATTCTCATCATCACTCATCATTTGGGTGAGAAGGCGTTTGGGCGTTTATGATGTTTGGAAGAACCTATTTGAAAAGACGATTTTGGATGTAGGTTATCAAAGTTATCATTATTATCCAATGAGGATAAAAAGGATAAAAAGGATAACCTACATCCAAATTCAAAATATTTTTACCTTTCTCAAATCATCAATAACACCCCAACGCCCAATGACCCAAATGATGAGAACTGATGAGACCTAATTGATTCTAATTGATATAACCTCAATAGCGCTATTTGATAACCCTAATAGCGCTATTTGATCCGCCTAATTACTATTATAATATGATTTTCTTTGAAATGGCAGAATTTCATTGTTTTTGAAAAGGACACGAAGACAATATCTTTAGTAATAATATAAATGACGGACAGGAAGCATCTTTGTATTTGTGGAAATGAGTATTCGCACGCGAGTGGGTTATCTAAACACCGGAAGGGATGCCGCGATGTGATAATTGAGGAATTTAAGAGAACGGAACAGAATAAGGCGGTTGTAATTGAACCGAAAACAATTTATAGTAAAAAAAGAATCATTGAGTATTTGACTGACGATTGTAAAGGCGCCCCTGATAATGCCAATGAGTGGATTAATGGAATAGGAGATTTTTATACAGTAAATGATTTTGACCGTGTAATTGAAGGCGGATTAAATTCATGGAAAGAAATAGCAATTTCATATATTGAATTATTAAATCGCGAAGCAATCCCAATTAGAATATCAAATAAACAATTAGGTTCGCGATTCAAGTTGTTTTATAAAGAAAATGGTAAATGGATTGAATTAGAAGGTAAAAAGGCAACTGATTATTATTTAGAAAATGTTGTTAGAAAAATGGGTAGAAAAATGGGAAATAATCCACATGCTAAACGCAAATGGCAAGATGTGAATCCATATTGGGACACGAATTATGAAGTTGAAAAAAGATACATGGCAATAAGCGCCACATTTGGATACGAGTTTGAAGATAAAATGCTACCAAAATATGGAGAGGAATTAATGGAATATTTTTTAATAACAAAAAAAAATAATGACGATGACTATATTTAAAATTCTAGTTGTTTAAAAAATCCAAAAAGATTTATTAAACAATACTATACAATGCCTACTTTAGAAGAAACGATTATTGCCAATCGCCCCAACCTGTCACCATCATCTGTTAAGACATACAAATCTATTCTATCATCGCTTTATCGCGCCGTATATCCTGATAAAAAGGACATGGATCTAGATGATTTCAAGAATAGCGAAAAAATAATTAAGCACTTGCAGGATACACCCTTTAGTAAGCGTAAGACAATATTAGCAGCATTAGTGGTATTGACCGGCGATACTGACTATAATTCTTTAATGATGAAAGACCAGAAGCAATACGCGGAAGATCAATTAGGGCAGAAAATGGATGGTAAGTTTGTTGATATGTTGCCCTACACGGAAGTAGAAGCAGTATTAAAGAAATATGCCACCGAAGCAAAACCATTAATTAAAAAGGAAAATCCTACGATGGCAGATTTACAGAATATCCAGAATTTCATTATTTTAGCACTGACTACGGGGATTTATCATGAACCGCGCAGAAGTAGTGATTGGATTATGAAAGTTAGGAACTATGACGAGAAGGAGGATAATTACTTAGACCTGAAGAAAAAGGTATTTGTATTTAATCACTTTAAGACCGTGAAAAAAATGGGCGCGCAGACGATTGGGATAGACCCCCCCCTGATGAAAATCCTGAAAAAATGGATTGCCATAAGTGGAAGTGACTTTTTGCTATTCAACAATCGTGGAAATCCATTACAAGCGTCGGAATTGACCCACCGCCTGAATAGCATATTTGGCAAAAATATTAGCACAAGCATGCTACGCCACATTTTTCTAACTCATAAGTTTGGCAATATTGATTTAAAAGATTTAACCGATACTGCAACCGCTATGGGACAGACTAATATAGCAACCACTATAGGATATGTAAAAAACAAATAATTCTATTATGAACAAGTATAGAATGACCGAACCTAAGACAGAACCTAAATTCACCCTATTACCACCCGTCCCCGCCGAGGAATTTACTAAATTGTATGATATGTTAGAAAAAATCACACTACCGCTAAAGGCACCTAACTGTTTAGGAAGAAGCAAATTTGCCGAAAGACATAGGGCGTGTGCATGGGGTTTAGCATTTCATTTTACTAAGCGAAAAATCAATCTATCGCGTATGTCAAAAAAGCACCCCCTAATTCATGATGAAATTATGCGCGTAGCACATTTGATATGCGACCCCGTGGGGCATACATTTACAAGCGTATATATGAATCGAAATAATACATGCGACCCCCATAGGGATAGAAGCAATCACGGCGATTTAATTATTGTGTCATTTGGGGCATACACTGGGTGCACGTTGATGATAGAGGAAGCAAATGCCAACGCATATTTACAACCGATTCTATTTGATGGCACTAAACAGACCCATTGGAATACTAGGGATTTAACCGGTATTAAATTTTCATTAGTTTTTTATAGTCATCGCGAGATAATCCGCGCTAGGCAAAAAGAATTAGCATCTATTTCTTCACTAAATGAGACGCAT